GGATACCTGCTGCTCGACGATCTTATAGATCGTTTCCTGAGTGATCTGCTTAATGCAGGATTCGTATTCAGCTTTTACAATGGCCTTAATCTCACGCTCGGCGATTACGCGAGCCTCTCCCCGAAACGTGTTTTTCAGGGTGTTTCGGATGTATTCCGCGAAATACTCGGCATCAATGATGATCTGCGTTTTGTCCTCTGCCTTTGTAGGGGCTTCATCATTGAATGGGCAGCACTCATAACCGCCATCGTAGCCGCACCGGAGTGTTCCATCCTCCCAGTCGTGGCCTTCGTAGTAATCACAGCTTTTGCATTCTCTGCTCATAAATCTCCTTTCGTTACACAGGTATCATCAGACGGTCATTCCATGACTCTGCGATACGGTATTGTTGAATATCTTCTTCCGTGACGTACTTCCGACCGTAGTACCTTTTCATGTCCGACCAAACGTGCCACGGGATGCAGTAGACGGCCCCGGTGGAATATCCAAGGAGGATGAAGCACCGAGCGCCGAGGGCAGAGGCCTTGTCCATGTAGCCGGTCTGTTCCTCATTCACGATGGACTGTTCTGCCCTGTCGCGTGAGGTGTATTTCGCCTCGTACACGACGGCGCGCCCTCCCTTGATGAAGCCTTTATAATCGGGCTGCGCTTTCTTCAGAAAACAGGCGAGGAATTTTCCTCCGGGCATCCGTCTCAGGATCTTCATCGGCTCCGGCGTCTTGTCGATCTGGCAGAAGCCTTTCCCGTTGAAGTAGTCAAACGACCTGTCCAGCAAGGCTTCAAACGCTTTGCCCTCGGCCCTGTTTTTCTTCCCGCGCGCCTGATTTTCAGGATTCGGGGCCGGGAGTGGCGGGAGGTTATTCATTTACCCCGCCCGCCTGGTACTCGGCCACGATGGATTCAACTGTCGTTTCGGGATCCTCCGTATCGTGGGCAAAGTCCTCAAACCATTTGCGGTCTTCCGGCCTCACCGACGCCGGCAGCGGCGGTGTGATCGATGGCGGAGACATATTCGCCGCCGAGTCCCGTTCCTTTGTCAGCCAGTGCCGAAAGTCGAAGCTGCCGCGGATGAAGCCATAGGCTGCCAGCGCCCCGGTCAGACCGATAAAGCCGGGATTCCAGAGCTTATTCATGCCGAGGTTTATGACCAGCAGCATGAGCGCGATGATCAGGGTCACAAAGGTCGCTTTTCCGTTCTTCATAGTCATTTCCTTTCTTCCAGCATCGGGAAAATCTTCTCCCCGATCTGAGCAATCGTATCTTTCAGGGCTGGCGGGAGCTGCCGATCTTCGATCTCCCGATTGACGCAGATTTCATACACTTGCCGGAACTGCGCCCGGATGGTATCAGGGTTTTCGCTCATGCAGATACCGCGCCAGCCGATTTTCAGCACGGCCTTTTGGGTGGTCGGGGACATGGAATCAAGGGCTTTTTCCTCGGCCATGTACCCATACCGGCCAATAGCCTTTTCGACCTCTCGCCACGCCTCGCCCCAATCCGGGAGCTTGCCGTGTGCGATTTCGCCACACATGGACCTGATCTCCGCGATGGAGGGCGGCCATTTTTGCGTGTCCACCCATTTGCGGAGCATTGCTGTGGCCACATCGGCGGGTATGTCCTGAAGCTCTCTGTACCACAGCTCCATCGCTTCTTCCGTGGGCAGCAGATTGTCACGGGGGAAATAGGTTTTCAAGGCCATTGCGAAGATCGCAAACTCCTTTTTATTCACCGCCGTCCTCCTTTGCTGCCCATCCGGCCATCATGTTGTAACTCTCGTGCAGGCTGTCAGCAGTTTTGTTCCGACTCCCTTGCTGCTGCGGTTGATACCCAGTTGAGGCACCACGATCCTGCTCCCTCGAAAGCCATGAATTGATAAAAGAGGTAATTCCGCGCCGGGTTTTACGCTTTCTCGGATTGTTGATGCACCAAGCGGACATTTTCAACATCTGCTGCCAAACATTCACATTTGGGAAAAGCTGCTGCATCTGGTCAATGTACTTGTCGCTGATACCGTACTCCGTTCCATCATTCAGCAGCAGGGTGGTGACTACGGTTTCTGGCTGCTCCGCGCAAGCGGTATCTTCTTCCTTGATCTCTTCTTTATCTGAACCTTTATCTAAACCTAAACCTATACTTATCTCTGGTTCCAAGTTGGTTCCATCTTGGTTCCGTCCTGGTTCCACAGGGGGAGATTCAGGCGGGAGCTGCCTTTCAGGATGATCGGTATAGGCTTTATTCGGCTTGATCCCAAGCTGGGCAAATTCCTCCTGATAGTCTGTCGGATGGTAACGGTCACTTTTCAGAGTGTTGTGCATGCGCCAGTGCTTTATGACTATTACCCCCGATGCAAAGCCGATGATGAATCGCTTCATAAGAAGAATTTTCAAATCATCCTCCGAGGCGCTGACCAGCTTTGTTACTCTTTTGGGGTTGTTCACAAAGCCGTCATCATCGGCTCGCATATTCAGGTGAAAGTACAAGGCTTGGGCAGATAAAGGCATTTCCAGAAAAGCGTCACTGTCGATGATCTTCTGAGTGAACATCCTTTTCTCTGCCATGCTCTACCTCCAATCAGAACGGCAGCTCGCCGTCATCTTCGCCCAGTTCGGTAAAGGTGCCCTGCTGATACTGCTGCTGCGGAGGGGGCGCAGCCTGCGCGGGAGGGGCATTGTAACCGCCAGAGGGAGGCGGGGCAGAGTAGCCGCCAGACGGCTGACCGTAACCGCCGCTGTAGCTGTTCTGCTGTCCACCGTCTCGTTTCGGCTCTCCGAAATACGTGTGATCGCAGTTGATCTCCCAGCTTGTGTGGTTGTTGCCGTCCCGGTCTTGCCACTTACGGCTTTGCAGCCGCCCGTCCACGACGATCATCTGGCCCTTGACGAAATACTTGGAAACGAACTCGCCGCCCTGACGCCATGCAACACAGTCGATGAAGTCAGTCTCACGCTGCTGGCCCTGCGCGGTATAGTCCCGATCCACGGCCACGGTAAATGATGCGACGGGGACGTTGCTTTGCGTATATCGCAGCTCCGGGTCACGGGTCAGGCGGCCCATGATCGTGATGTGGTTAAGCATCGGCCTCGTCCTCGACGCCGGCAACAAAGAGCTTGAACGCGAGGCGCGTCTCTTTCTTTGCCTCGATGAAAGCGCGGAGCCGTTCAGCCTCCGCCTCAACAACTTTGAGCTTTTCCTCCAGATTCTTCACCTTGGCCTGCTCGCCCCAATACTTGGAACGGTAGTCATCAGAGCTGGCCTTATAGGTGGCGCAGTCGGTAATGAGATCACGGTATTCGTCAGTGCTGATCGTGACCGTGCCCTTGAAGTCGTAGGTTTTCTTTTCGTCCATTGTGATTACTCCTTTTCAAAATTTGATTCTTTGCAGATCTGAATGACCTGCTGGCATTCCGCTACATCGAACATTCCGATGTGCGTTTTTTCTTTTGGCAGCCCCATCTGCTCGGCAAGCCAAGCATAGGCGCTGTTTCGGCGGCCCCGGAAAGGGCCAGACTTCCAGAGGGGATCAAAGGCGTTGTGCGCGGCGATATTCCAGCGGCGAAGCTCGGCATTTGCGAGGCGGCCTTTTGGGGAATCGCCCTTACCGTTCCCGTGGCAGCCAACGTAGGCGTCGCAGGGGCGGCAGAGGTAAATCATGCCGTAGCTCCGGCCATGGTAGACCTCGGCGCTGTCAACGAATTCGGCGCGCTTCCCGCAATAGGGGCAAAAGACCTCTTTCACTCGGCATACCTCGCTTTCTGCTCCGGCGTATCGGTATCAATGCCCAGCTCCTGCGCAACCTGAATGGCGCCGTCAATCAGGTGAGCCATTTCCTTTGTGTCCATGTACCGGGTCTGTTTGAACACAAGGTAGCAATTCATCAGCATTCCGTTTTCCTCGACCTGTTTATACATTCGGGTGTAAGGATAGATCGTCTCAACATCGACGCTGGCAGGGAGCTTGAAGCCGACTTTGTAGCCGTCGTGTACGGCTATGGCCCCGTACTGCGTGACCAAATCCCGCTTTACTTCATCATCCGAGAGACCTCGGGCCATAGCGATTTGATTGACCAGCACATGAAAATAGGCATTTGCGTCCTTGCTGCGCTTGGCCCGCCACTTCTTGATGCTGACCTCTACATCGACTTCCCGGAGGGCGTCAAAGCCCTCCCGGAAATCGCTGTCCAGCTCGATGGTGATTCGCTGCTTGCGGTTGTACCCAAATGAGAAATCAATCAGGCGGCCTTTCATTGCCTTTTCTGACAGTCACGGCAAAGAGGTCGGCCAAAGCGTCGAGCTGAGTAGTCGTGAACTCGATCGTCGATCCTGACACCACAATCGGCGCAGGTTGGCACAAAACCTTCTTCTGGAGGATTCTGCGGGGGCGCTGGGCGCTGTGTGGGCTGCCGCTGCTGTCCGGTTGGCTGCTGCCCATAGGAGCGCCGCGGATCTTCTTCCGACTGAGTGTACTTATCGCGGTCCCTCTCGTAGAAAACGTCAGCCCCTATGCCGAGAGCCTTTGCAGAGACGGAGATCGCATCGGTCAAGGCCATCTTGTAGCATTCATCACTGGTGTACGCTCCACTTTGCTCTTTCGTCAGGAAGGAGGAGCCACCAGTTCCGGGGATTGGCTGTGAAACTTCACCGTTCCAACGGTAATAGAGCTCGATATCCACGAATGCCCGGATCTCATCTCCGCTGCCCTCGAGGCGCTTGTCCGTGATCTTGTACCACC